AAACAGAGATTGACTATGAAACCTTAGTCAAAATCAAGAACTTGGAGGGAGAATTATGAAGTACGGACTTTACACTATCAAAGACAGAGTTGCAGAAATGGGGGGGTTCCCTTTTACTTCACGAAACGACGGAACAGCAGCAAGGAGCTTCAGGGATTTTATGAACAGACAAGACGTAACTGTTCACGACCCTGCAGATTTTCAACTACTGAAAATTGGATTATGGGACGAAGATACGTGTTTAATATCAGCGTGTGAGCCTATTTATATTGAAGTTACATTACCACCTAGAGGAGAATAATTATGCCACAAACAACAAATAACGTAGGAAAACCTAGATTGTCTAGAACAAAATTTAGGCTAAAAAGGCGAAAGCTATTTGACTGCGATATGGGGGAAATGATACCTATTCAGTGCGATTTAGTGATGCCAGGCGATGTTTTACGAGTTCATATAGACATAGTATCAAGGACACAGCCGCTAATAGCTCCTCTATTACACCAAATAGACGTTGAGACACATACAGCATTCATACCAATTAGAATAGTCGACCCAGACTTTGCTGACGATGAGAATGGATCTCTTTCGGGCGGAGTTTATCGGCCGGGAGATCCTGACAAAGGAGCTGATGGACTAACTAAGAAAACTTTTCCTAAATGGGTGCCAAGTGTTGATAAAATTGGTAACCATTCTCTTTGGGATTATTTTGGACTTCCAACACGTGAACAAAACAATATTCCTGCTGGACAAATTTTTGCGGGTCCATACCCAGACGATTGGATAAGAAGGGTATATAACAAGTTCTACAACGACTTTTTTAGAGCCGAGCACTTCGAAAAAGAAATACCTCTCACAAATGAGGATATCTTATACCGTAACTACAGAAAAGACTATTTTACATCGGCTGCGCCGTTTAGGCAAGAGGGTCCTTCACCATCAGTGCCGTTATCGGGAGATGCGGGAGCTACTTGGAATTTAATCGAAAACTTCAACAAATTTATTCCAAACTCAATAGGTAGGTGGGTTACAGGGACTGCTCCGTTAGGTGCTTCGAACGGCAGTACGGGACCTGTTGGACAAATGTATTATCCTATAGAGTATCAAAACACATCTGGAGGAGGATACATTAGAACACTTACACAAACGCCACTCATATGGCCTGTTCCAAATAACGCTACTCCAAACAGAGATCCAACGTATGGATGGCAATCTGGTCAAATTCAATTTAATTTTGGTATACACACAGGTGGAACTGAAAACAGTCTTATTAGCTTCTTAAATAATAATGCTATAGACTGGGGTAACGTAGGTACATTCGACGTTAATGACTTGAGGGACGTTATACAACAACAAAAATTTCTTGAGCGTAACACTAGGATTGGCTTACGTTATGTAGAACAACTTGTGGGACGATGGAATATTTCACCAAGGGACGAACGATTACAAAGGCCGGAATTTATTGGCGGTACTCGAACTCCTATCATTATATCTGAAGTATTACAAACATCAGAAACCAGTGACGCATCACCACAGGGACAAATGGCGGGACATGGGTTAGCTGCAAGTATGGGGAGGACTAGAAAATATGTCGTACAAGAATGGGGATACATTATCACATTGTTATCCATCATGCCAAAAGCTGGCTACTCTCAGGGAATACCTCGACAGTATATACACGAGTCTAGATACGATTTTCCTACACCAGAATTCATGCATACAGGAGAAAGAGAAATTTATCAAACTGAGTTGTATACTGGAACAAATGAGGTTGCTAATAGAGCGATTTGGGGATATAGACCAATATATGATGAGATGCGAATGGCGCATGACACAATCTGTGGAAATATGCGTAAAGTGCTCAATCAATGGCACTTGTCAAGAGAGTTTGCAACAGCTCCTCTCTTAAATCAAAATTTTATATCTACCAAAGATAATATTAGAAAGGACGTTTTCGCAGACTCAAACGAAAAAGGTTTTATTGTCCATGCGGGAATTAAAATGAACGTTATAAGATCTATGCCAAGGCTCGGAGAACCGGGACTTATGGATCACTTCTAGGAGGAATTATGACAGAGTCAACAGAATTATTAATTATTGTCGGTTGTCAAATTATCAAACTGGTAATGGAAGCAATTAAAACTATCAAAGGGAGGTTAAAATAATGGAAGAAAAAAATATAACTGACTTAAAAGAAATAACAGATGAAGAACTTATTAACGAATATATTGTACAAGAACTAGACAAAGACTTCTTCTATAACAGACACTCATTAAGAATAATCGAACCTCCTTCTTTAAAAAATCCGGGTAAAAGAATAGTACAAACTGCAGGTTACATACCGTTACACGAAAGAATTGAAAACATGGTAGCTGCAGGAATGAACTTGCAAGCTATCAAAGAAGAAATGTATCCCGGATACATGACAGAAGCTGAACTAAACGAAGACGACGATTATGATCCAGACGATTTAGACGAAATCGAAATCATGGAGCGTGGCGAAAGAGCAAAGGAACGTCTACGTAGAGTTGATGAAGCCAGAGCTGGAATAATGAATAACGCCAGACTTCAATGGGACGAAAAAACAAGGAGAGCAAGGTGGGTAAAACAAAAAAACCAAGACGGGGATACAAATTTCCCAAGAGAAAGACAAAAAAGTGGCAGGGACCCAAAAATGAATACTATCATAGACTCTGGTGATAACCATACACCAGACAGTCCTGATAGTCAAGGTATCTCTGAGGATGCCCTCTAAAACGTTTTTTAGAGGGGGGGGTGGTGTCATCTGCTTATATTTACTCTAGTGGGTTTATAAGCAGATTGACAGCCCTCTAGAACCGTGCTAAAACAAGGCTAGGAGGCCTTATTAGGAAAAATGGGTGCAATGGGTACAGATATAGGGCGAAGACTGGCAACGGTCGGAGCAAATACAGCAACAGGGGCCGCTACGGGATCAATGTTAGGTCCTGTCGGTACAGCGGTTGGTGCATTTGGCGGTTTGGCACTAGGTATCGGAAAATGGGCATACGATCACTGGTGGGCAAAAAAACAACAAGAAAGAGAGGATAACGGCGTCCAACGCTGGTATGCGGATGCAAGAGCCGCAGGCCTCTCTCCTGCATGGTTAGCAGCCGGACAAGCTGGCTCTTCAGTAAGGAGCGAAGCACCGGACCTTTCAGATATTCCACAAAGAGGCGTAAACAATATCATGCAATCTATCGGTCTTGATATTGCAAGTCGTCAACTAACAATGGAAGAAAATAGAAATCAAGCTGAAATATCTCAAATTAATGCTAACACTGATTATATTAAACAACATACTCAAAATTTAGTCGAAAGTCAAAGAGGCCAGAATATCGAAAACAACCAGAGAGAAGAAAGACTAAAAACAGAACTAGAAAAAATTAGAGCTGAAATAGCAAATACTAGAATGGGAACAGCAGAAAGTAGATCCAGAATTAAACTTAATAATGCACAAGAAAAAATAGCAGAAGACCAGCGAAGACTAATAAACAGACAAATAGAACACATAGAAGAACAAATTAAACTAGACGGTCAACGCGGCAGAATTATGGCAGTTGAAAAAAGTAGGGAAGAACTTAAACTGTTAAACGAAATGAACGAAGCATGGGCAACAATGTCTTCTGGCAACATGACAAGAAGTTTTATTGGTAGATTAGCTACTGACATACTACAAGCCGCTTCCGTTGGCCAAAGAAATGAAGCATTAAGAAAAATTCAAGAACAAATGACAAGTACGCTAGCAGAGCTAGCAAGGAGGGACTAAATGTTTAGAAGAAGAAAATCTCATAGGCGGAAAGGTTCTGTCTATGCAGGTAGACGAACTCGAGCGCGCTTAAAAAGACGCTACAAAACTTCCAGACTAGGAATTAGGTTATGACAACTCAATTAACGACTAATTCAAGTGGCTGCTTCACCCCCTTTCCCTACGGGGGGGTTACGCACCACTGGGGCTTATCGTAATATGCGTTGTACTAAACCATTCTACAGGAAGGGAGAAAACGGATATGTGCTTACAGCTTGCGGTAAGTGCATTAACTGCCGGAAACAAATAGCGTTTAACTATACCAGAAGGGTAAAGGAACATATGTTTTATAATCCTAAAGGATTTTTCGCAACATTAACTTATGATGGCGAAAAAGAAGGTACATTCTCATTATCAACTACTCACCTTCAAAAATTCTTTAAACGTCTAAGAAAAAAATTTTCCGACAGAAAAATAAGTTATCTAGCTTGCGGCGAATACGGTAGAAGATTTGACAGACCTCACTACCATGCATTGATATTCGGGTTGTCAATATACGACCTCGATTTAGGCAAAATAGGAAATAAGCTCTACTCTAATACTCTGTTAAAAATATGGCACATGGGATATAACAACGTAGCACCTATAGTGGAAGAAAGAATATATTATACCACAGGCTACATTCTTAAAAAGAAATTCGATCATGTGGAAAAAGGTAACAGGGAAAGAGAATTTATACATATTAGTAAAAACTTTGGAGCTAACACTATCTATGATAACTGGGATGAATGGTATGAAAAATATAGAAACCAAGAAGAAAATATACCATCATACTACTCGCGGCGAATAAGAGAACTGTCAGAAAAATTTGGGTACGTTGTCAACGAACCTAAAGCTTATGAGCTTCAAAACAACAAAGAAGAAGCAATAAGAAATTTATTAGCAAAAAACGCTAATAGTATGCGCGAGGCTCTTATAAATATAGAGCTACGCAACAAACAAACAGAGATTGACTATGAAACCTTAGTCAAAATCAAGAACTTGGAGGGAGAATTATGAAGTACGGACTTTACACTATCAAAGACAGAGTTGCAGAAATGGGGGGGTTCCCTTTTACTTCACGAAACGACGGAACAGCAGCAAGGAGCTTCAGGGATTTTATGAACAGACAAGACGTAACTGTTCACGACCCTGCAGATTTTCAACTACTGAAAATTGGATTATGGGA